AAAGACCTTGCTCAAATTGCTTTTCACGTTCCGCCAAATACTTTTGGTTTTCGTGTGGAAGCGTATTAAACCAGTCTTTTGCCTCTTTTGTGTAGCTATTCGGTGCGTTAATAACTTCAACCGGTTCTGCAGGTTCGGTGTTGTTACTTTCACTCGCCGCCACATCTTCTGTCGGTTGCTCAGCACTTTGCGTTTCCGCTGAAGTCCAAGCATCCTCAAGTTGCTGTCTTATATCAGTCATTTAACCATAATTCCTTTTTTACATTGTGAATGAAGTCGGCATGGAGTTTATCCCGCCGTGCTTTTTCGTTAAAAAAACGGCGAGTGTCTAAATACTCACCGCTATAATCACTTGCCAAAGCAGCATCGTTTTCTTTTAGGTATCTCTCCACGTCTTGAACGCTTTGAGCATATGTGCCGTCTGGCAACTGAAAATCCTCAAACATTAGAAAGCCTTTACATATCCTGTTGTTATGTTGTTATCTTCCGCACCGCTTTTCTTTAAATCATATTGCAAATCGGCTTCGTATTTTTCCATCATAACTTTATTGTCCTCAGCCTGTTTTTTAAGCTCGACTTCTTCTTGTTTAATGGCATTAGCCTCTTGCTTAACCTGATATTCGTTAGCATTCTTAATTTGGTCTGCTTGCGCTCTCATCATATCGGCTTGCGCACGAATAACATCAGGATTTGGCTCGTTGTCATCCGGTTGAGCAAGTTCTTGACCAATCTTAGCAAAGGCTTCATCAACAGCGTTAGTAAATTGTCTTGTATTAGGCAACGTTACCACCACCGCATCAATCATTTGTTTATATAATTGAAGTAAAGCCGGTTGCATAGATACCACTTGGAAAGATGCCGTTATCATCTCATGAATGGTTTTAACCGCATTAAGTGTCTTTTCACCATCCTCATTTTGCATAAACGAAGTGTCGGTTTCAATTCCTAAAGTTAAGCTTCTGATTTTATCCGACTTTAAGAGTTGAATAGCCGCCATAACAATTTGCGGATTTGCATCCGGTTCGGCATATTGTGCCAAGAGTTCAGGTGTGAACATTTCGCAGATAATCTCGGCTTTAATCTTTAAGACATCAGTTAAATATCTTTGAAAATCATTCTGCCGGTCTTGATTTCTCAGTGTGCCGAAGTTCGTCTTTTTGGTAACCGCCGTTGCTGTTTCGTTTGGATCAGAATTACCCCTCATAATATCCGAAACACCGGTTATTTCGTAAATAGCACTCATTAATTGCGCTCTGCGTTCGGCAAGTGCTTTAAGGGCTTCTATATATTGCCCGATAGGCATAAACCCGACAAAGCCGTCAATACCGCCTTTTTCACGGACTTTTTCAAAGTCAGACACCTGAACAAGCGTAACATCTTTATTTAAGATATTAGCTAACTCAGGAAATGCCCCGTCATAAGCACCGGAAACCTTTAAGGCTTGCATGGTTAATTGCATACGCTTATTAATACCGTCAAGTTCGTCAAGTTGGCACTTAATCTCTGAATAATCAGGCACCGGAATTAAACCGTCATTGGCAAGCGTAGCAAATACCGGTTTCGGGAATGGATAAAAACCATCTATTTTTAAGACATCATCATCAACTCTTAAAAATCTATCTTTAACCTCTTTAGCAAGGTAGATAATACGTTGACCTTTTTTATCCCAAATACGATAAACATCAACCGAGCGGTCAAGTTCTTCTTCTAAGCTAAAGCCACGTTCAATAATTTGAGCGGCGATTTCTTCCCCGAACTGGTCGATTGCTTCACGCTTTGTCATCTCGATTATTTGAGCTACCCACTCGCAATCTTCCCAAACAGCAACGTGAGAGCAGTCAAATAATACCTTTTTAGGGTCAATGTATGTGGTTTCAACCTTAGCACCGGTCATAACCTCGGCTGTAACATCTTGAATAACCTCAACCCCTGTTTCAGTCATAGCTGTTGTTTGTTGGGTTATGGTTTCGATAGTCGGCTCAAACTTCTCATAAGTTAATCCAAGTCCTGAGAGTAAATAGTCGTTTCGAGCGTATTTAATAACCCCATCAAAGTTCTGATTATCCAAGTTACTTATTAAGGCTTTCTCAAGGATTTTGCAAGCCGCATCTTCAACAGGATTAGCAACCTTACTTCTTCTCTCAACATAAGGTACCGGTGCTTTGAAGTAAATAAAAGGTTTAAGGGTTTCAATAGAACTCCAAAATATATTCTGCTTATTTTTATTCTTGTCGTTTTTATAGTATTCCCGTATTTCTTTAACAAGGTCGTGGTATTTATCCCACTTCTTACCTGCCGTTGTTATGCGGTCAATCCATACTTTAACTTCATCAGTCATCAACAATAACCCCTAAAATCCATTTTTCACGAATTGCATCAAGTCCGTCTAAGGCTTCTATTTCCCACGGCTTGAATATAATGTGGTCGCCAACCTTAACCGAAGTCACCTGTTCGCCCACACTTTGTACAATTCCGCTTTTTGTTTTTTCTTTTTCTTCAATGATAATCGTTTGTTTTTTTACATCAGGCTTAACAAAAACCCTATCCATTATTGCTTGTTGCATTTTGTCCAAATCCTCTCTAAAATTCGGTATTCCCCTATACGGAGATTTTTAACTAAATTATTGAAACAAAATAATTCTTGTTTTTAGACAAATATCTACCAACCAACGGTTTGAGGCTCTCTAAACAGGCTCTCTATTGTGTTGTTTTCAATACCTATTTTTGAAACCTTGCCAACATCATATACCGGCTCGGCAAAGGTCAAAACAAACGCATCCGCTTTGTCCGGCGAACGACCTATTCTTTCCTTAACCCTGTCTTTTGTTTCTAATTGTAATCGCCCTGAGTTATCGTACATCTTATTTACAGAACACAAGTCATCTAATAACTCGTCATCTTTAACAAGCTGTACTTCGCCTTTAAGCCACTCGTTAGCTTCCGCCCACATCTCGGCTCTTTTGTTGTAATATCTGTCGTTGTTGATAGCTTTTCCGCCGAAGTTTATACCCCTAACGGTCTTCGCAAAACCACGGTCTTTAAGTATATCGTAAACGCCAGCCCCCGTGTTGCCCATATCCAAAAAGATACGCGCTGGGTGTTCATCCTTAATACAAGCTGTCAAAAGGTTTGCAAGTTCCACCGTATCAAGATGAGTATATTCTTTTAATAAAAAGCAATACCGCCCTTTGCGGTAACAAAGAACGGTCTTATCATCACCAAACCTTGCTATATCCACCCCGATTATAAGCGGTGATGTCGAATTTATTATTTTGTTTTCTTGTGCTTTCCTAACGTCTTTAGCAGATATTAGCTTTGTATCACCTTGGTTAACCGGCGCACCCAACCATATATGCTCGTAATCGTCAAGATTTTCTTGCTTGGTTTTCTCAGCCAAGTATTTCATTTCTTCCGGACAATGCGGATTATCGTAATAATTAACCTTGCAAACGTAAGTCTTTTCGTCAGGATGTGCGGCAACGGCTTTCCATATCGGGTCGTTTTCTTCCTGTCGGTTCATTGAAATCCAAATTTCAGATTTAGGCTTTCTTATTGTCGGGTTAAGTATATCCCAACTGTTTTTTGTTATTGATTGCCCCTCTTCTATCCAACAAATATCAACACCCTCAAGAGATTTGATATTTTGGCTGTTTTGGTCTTTTAAACCCTTAAAGATGAACGTTGAGCCGGTGATGATGTTCTCTATTCTATCTTCATAGAGCCTAAAATCATCAAATCCGTAGTGTTCAATCCTGTCTTTTAAAAGCTTATAAACGGAATCCTTAATTGAGTTCTGTACCTCACGCACACAAGCCACAAGGATTTTATCCATACGAGCCTTAATTATAAGACAATCAGCAAAGGCAAAGGACTTTCCACCGGCACGACCGCCGTAATATAGTTTATTGCGGTAGTGTTCCATTAAAAGAGGTTTAAACTTCGTTGGTATCGTTACTTTGATTTGTTCCATCGTCAAACCCCACCAACGCTTGTTTTAATGTCATTTTGCTTTCAACTTCGGTCTTATCTACCCAACCAAAGTTATTTTTCATATTAAAGATTATTCCGGTTGCGCTACCCTTTCCGGATACAAGCATTTCCTCATTTTGTTGCTCTACAATTTGTCTTGCTCTTTTAATCGTGTGGAAATACTCGTCTTTGTTTGAATAGTTTACAAGCGTTTTTCTATCTATTCCCAGTGCAAGAGCAAGTCCGCTCATTGTTTTTGGTTTCTCTTTTACCTCACATTCAGCAAAGTATTGATTTACTGCGTTTTCTAGTTCTTCCGGTGTTTTAAATTTCAGTGGTCTTCCACCTGGATGCTTTGCATACTCTTTTTCTATTTCTTCATTCAATGTCATATCATCTTTCCTTTCGGTGAAGTGATAAAATAAAAGCGGCACATTTCTGTACCGCCCATCCTAGAGAGGATTCTCTCAACAAAAAAACCGCCTGTTTCCAAGCGGTTATATAAATTCTAACTTTAAGCGAAAGGAGCCTAACTTTTTCAAAGTCAAATTATCCATTCTACGGATATGGTACCATGTCATCTGACAAAGTCAATACCCTTACCGGAGTTGTTAATAAATTTTTTTATATTCCTCTAAAGCTTCCGAATAAAGTTTGATATTATCCTCAAGCCAACCCCTATCAAGCTTAAATATTTGGTGTTTCTTTTCTAAAAGCCGGTCAACTGTGCCTTTGCCGTATTTACCCTCAAGGGCTAATTCGTATCTGTGCCACACTTCAGCATCTCCTCTTGATTGTTTTAGATTACATCCGGCACATTGGCAATTTACGTTTTCTTCATCCCAACGGGTGGCATATATCCCTCTTGAGATGTAGTGCCCGGCGTGGCATTGTGTCCGCTCTCCTCTAGGGAACTTCTTGCCACAAGTGATACAAGTGAAGTTATCCCGGTATCTGATGCACATTTGAAACACGTCATCAAGCTTTTTCACTAACTTTGGAATAGGTGTCAGTTTTTTCTTCATATTACCCTCACCTTGCTAAAACCCTGTATTCTAACCCTCTTAAATTCCGGCATATAATGTTTCACAAGGTCGTCTAATCCCTCGCATAACAGCTTTCGTCTAAAAGCGTTCTTTTTCCTTATTCGCCTGCTTATGCCACTTTCAGGATAAAGCACGGTCTTGTCTTCAATTAACACTTTCCGAACAATGGCTCTTGCCAATCTGTTACGAATTGCTTTCATCGCCCACTGATAGCATTGTTGGTTAAAATAAGCCACCTCGCTAACATAGTGTGTTCCTTGCCCATCAACAAAAGGTTTACTCATGTCAATAGCCCCAATCGGCTCGCCAAATCCGATGTGGTGAGATGTTGCCAAAATCTCCGATGCCTTTTTTCGGTCTGCCCAACAACTATGCCCAAAGTTTAACCACCCATGCGCTTGGTAAACTTCAAGCTGTGTCCGATAATAAAGCCCCCCGTCTTTGTGCCGGACAAACCGCTCTTTAAGCTCGCTTGGTACTGTGTACTCCTCATCAATCATACTTTCCCCCTCAAATATTCAAAAAATTTCTCCCGATTGTCCGTGTTAAACACTTCCCCCGATGTGCTAACCACATTAAACTTGCATTCTCTATCCCCTGCATGGTTTAGGATATAGATTTTAATACCACCCAAAAGATATTCTGCTTTGTCCGTACCGGTAATAATCCCCTTTAGTTTGAGATATTTTTCTTTTTGCTGCTTGTTATACTTCCGGTTATATTCAGCCGTACATTTTTTGCATTTGCCTTTGTGTCCGTCTTTAGTCATATTATCCAAAGGAAACTCACTTAAATCTAATAATTGACCACACTTGATACACCTTTTCAAAATAACACCCCCTGTCTTTGTTCATCTTCTAACCGCTTAACGCTTGCTTGCCAATATTCCCTATCACGCTCTATACAGATAAACCGCCTTTTAAGTCTATGACAAGCAATGGCTGTCGTTCCTGAGCCTGAAAAGCAATCAAGAACAAGGTCGTTTTCATTACTACTGCGTTGGATTAAGTAACTGATAAGGTTAAGCGGTTTTTGTGTAGGATGAAAACGGTTTTTATCGTTGCAAATTGGATAATATAAAACATCTAATGCTTTCATATCATTATTCCAAACTCGGCGTAAATCTTCATATTCTCGGCGTAAATCTTCATATTCTCGGCGTAAATCTTCATATTCTCGGCGTAAATCTTCATATTCTCGGCGTAAATAATCGCCCCTTAAAAATTCTTTGATTTTGAGATATTGTTCTTTAGTTATTACATTATCGCCGTTTAACCAGTTTGAAACACATCCTGTCAAACCGCCTGTCCTACTTGGAAAAAGCTCGCTTATCTGTTTTCTTGTAACACCTGCTCTTTCAAATTCATCTTTTAGATATTTTGCAAAAGGGTTTGGCATAACATTTTTAACCATCTCAAGCCCTGTTTTATCTTCCCCTTTATCATAGAATAAGCAACGCTCAGTTATAGAGGCAAATCCTCTAAATATCGATGCTGTGCCTTTTGTTGTTATTAAACTTTCTTTTCTCCAAACAAGACTATTTAAAAGCCTAAAATACTTATCTAATTCAACCTGACAATATGCAATAGTTTTATCATCGCCAAACCAATAAAAAGAACCATTATCTTTCAACACCCTATAAAGTTCTTTTCCGATAGTTCCAACCCATTCTTGAAAATCTTTGATGTTTTTCCACTGATTATCCCATTCATTTTTAACAATTCCAAAATACGGCGGGTCGGTTAAAATTAAATCAATGCTTTTGTCTGGCAACTTCTTCAGAATGTCCATGCAATCGGCATTGATGATTTTGTTTTCTATGTCGGAAATCTCTATCATAAATCCCACTTCCTTATCTTTCTTTGCGGTTTGATGCTGTCTTTGTCCACTTCCACAAACTTTGTGATGTTGTTGTGATAATCCGGTACTTTGATTTTAACTTTTGGTTTTTCTGCCGGTTCAAAATCCGTTTTCTCTCCCAAGACTTGTGTTATGTACTCAAACAACAATTCTTCTGCCAAGGATTTAACTGTAGGTGATGCCGTCTTACATGCAGAAACAACTGTTGCGTGATTGCGTTTCATTTTATTGCCGATATACGGAAAGCTTTTTCCTGCAGCTCTATAAAACCACATCATCACCCAGCGTTTATTAACCAAATCCCTTTGCCGACAGCTTGAATAAAGCTGTTCTTCTGTCATTCCAAGTTGGTCTAATAACCACGCTTTACTGTCCATAACTCCCCCTAGTTTAGCGTTTTAACCTTAAACGAATTGATTTTTTCATGGCATTTATCCCACAAGGCTTGCTCTTGTTCTTCCGTCATGTTGGCAATATCATTGTCCGAATAAAAGCGGTATTTATGCCCTGTTGTTTCTAAGCACCATTCTTCCATGCAACGGTGAAAATCATCATAGCTAGGGTTTTTAATGTTACTAACCCAACCCCAATAATCCATGCTTATTAAGTTTTCCACCTTTTGATAATCCGGTACAAACCAATGCATATCTCCGTTTTCCTTGTCCATCTGTTGGAACTTTAATCCAAAACCTAGATCATACGTTTCCTTTTGATAAGCTGTTTCCCTTGTCGCATTACTCTCTTGCAAGATTGCCCTAATCTGGGCTATGTTAGGTCTGGTCTTAGATGATTTTTTCATGTAGAAGTGGTTGATTGCCTTGGTTACCTCAAACAACGGATAATCCTCAAAAGCTTCTTTCCAAGCCTGAACTTTCACTTGGTTTTTGCTTGCGAAATCATACATCTCTTGCTCGGTTGTATCTCCGTGATAAAGCTCTTCAATCAACCGTAAAATTTCAAGTTCCTTGTCCAACATTATACCCAACTCCAATCATGCTCTTTTTTCGGTTCTGCCTTAGGTTCTTCCATTTTCTCATCAAGGTCGGCATTTTGCCTTTTCCTGAGTTCGTTTTGCTTGAGAAAGTATTGACTTGTTGAAACAAACCAATCTTTAACGCTCTCTTGCGGTTGTTTGGCTAACCAATCATCTCTAAGCAAACACTCTCCGTAAAGGTTCAAGTCGGGATATGCTTTTTGCCAGTTGTCAAAATCCTTTTGGTTGAGTTTGATTATTTTTCCATTAAAAGCGTATTTTTTTTGATTAGGTGAGCTATCTATTTTAATTTCTGAAGATTTATCGAAAGAAATTAAAATATCTTCAGTTTCAGTTTCTGTTTCAGATTCCGTTTCTGTTTCTTGTTTCTTGTTTCTTGTTTCATGAAACGTAGGTTGTTTTGGGGTTGTTTTTAGGTTGTTTTGGGGTTGTTTTAGTTGTTTTTCTTCATCATCATTTTTCACTTTTTTTGCGTTTTGATTCCCTTTTGGAGCTCCACCTCTATCCTTAAAAATGGAATTTTGTGCAATCAAACATATCGATTTTAACAAGACATCATCTGGCAATATTCCATAGATGCCATACTCACAAATTGCCTTATATGCATCTGCTTGCTTTTCTTCCGGTAATTGCTTAATTGTTTCGGCAAAATTAGAGAAAAAAGCAAATTTATTTTGAACTATATCCATTATTTTGTATCCTTAATAATTAAAGGTTTAAATTTTTCTTCCGGCATTTCAGGAAAAAGATGTTTATACTTTTTCAAAAGTTTTCTTGCACAATTCACTTGCCTATCTGTGATGCCGTTATTCTTTAGGCAAAAAGAAAGCAAGCTACACGCAAATTCAAAATCAAAGTCATCAACATCATCAATTTCTTTTAATACTTTCCATAAGGCATCCGTGTATCTCATAATACCCCCTCTTTTTTTAGGTCTTTAATAATTGCCACAACTTGGCTTTCCTTTGATTGCGGAAGCGTACCGCTTTTGATAAAAGCCGTATTCATAAGGTTAATAAGTGCGTTTCTTTTGGGGTGTTCTTTGGGCAGAGTTAATACTATGGTCAATATGTCTGCCCCTGTAATTCCTTTTCTCATCTCAATTCTCCCTAAAAAAGGCGGGGCATTTTTGAGAATTTGTTTAAGGGATAATGCCCCATAAAGCACCTTAAACAAAGTGGCGGCAAACAAACGTGAGAACTTTTATCTTGGAGATTTTTGCCGTGCCGCCATCGGCAAAAAAGTAAGTATGTGTGTATGTTATCATAATAATACTTCGGCTCTAAGCCTTAACTTCGTAAAAATCGTTTGGTTGCACCTCGCCATTTGTATAGGCTACGATTTTCTGCATAAATCTTGGTTGAGGTATTGCCAAACCTAAAGCCCAACGCCTTACAACGCCGTGCCTTATCCCAAAATCACGGGCAACCTCGGCAATATTCTTCTTGTTTTCTAAAATCCATTTATGAAATTTGTTCATTTTTTCACCTCTTGCCTCTCTTATATTCTAAAAAAGAATAATATGTCAAGAGAAAAAATATTATTTTTCAGAACATTTTTGTAAATTCTTGATTTTAGCTTTAAAAATATTCTTTTTTAGTGTATTATTGTATCAGTGAGGTGTGGTATGTTTAAAAACAGAGTTAGAGAAATAAGAAAGTCAAAAGATATGACTTTAAATGAGTTAGCAGAAAAAACCGGAATGACCTATTCTGCAATTCAAAAAATAGATGCAGGAACGGTTGACCTAGATACAAAATGGATGAAAATTTTATCTATAGCTCTTGATTGTGAACCGTGGGAACTTCTTCCTTTGGATATGCAACCAAACATAAGCCCTGAAGAATTAGAAATTCTAAAAGCTGTTAGAAAAGCAAAACAATCTGTTTCTAAAACGGATAATTTATCAGAAACTAAAGCCGGATAATGAGGCTTAAATGTACATCAGTGCAGGCATATTTATAATATTGTTTTTAATATCTCCGGCAACGGCATTAGATTTGTTGGCTCTTTATTTGTGTTATTTATTCCCTACTGTATGCATCCCGATTTTTTTAATTTTACTCATTATTGTAGCTTGCAATAACTAATTTTCAGCCGTTAAAATCGGCTTTTTTTATGTCTTTTTTTAAAATATTCTAAAAAAGATTTATTTATTTTCAGAATCTTAGCTAGTTTTCCACAAAAAATGTTCTTTTTTAGCATTTTTATTATTGACTTTTATAAAATAATGTTCTAAAAAAGAATATATCAACAACAGATAAGGAGATTTCAAAATGAATAATTTTATAGATTTCAACCAAATCAGAATTAACGCAGTTTTGGGTGTATGCGCCAAGCAACGTGAGTTAGTTGCCGAGAATAAGAAACTGCAAGCACAATTCAATTCCGCAAAGCTAGACTTGATTTTCGGCAGCATTGGTTTTGGGATTGCCGTTGCCTTAGTTATAATTGGAATTTTGGGTTAAACAACCGGGGGCATACTGAATCCACACGACTTGTTTTAATCCGCCCCCGCCTTTCTTTTGGAGATTAGAGAGATGACAGACCAAGAAAAAATCGAACGTTACAACTTAATAGTTGGCTACTTTCAGAAGATTTTAACAAAAAGAGCAGACGACTTGCACGGTGAACAAATCTATTACGATGGTTGGAAGAAACCTCGCCAAATGGATGAAACCGAACGTGAAGAACAAGTTGTAGAAACCTTTTTATCCGAAATGGACAATATCGGCTTTTTTGAGTTTGCCGAGCTAATGGCTCATGAGTTCAATGGCGAACCAATCAGTAAAAATAACCAGTTTTATGATCATGTTTATGGAGATTAAAGATGAAAACAATTAACATCAAAGGCAAAGAATACGTTACAGTTAATGAACGCTTAAAAGAGTTCAGAAACAATTTTAAGGACTATGCCCTTATTACAGAGATTATCGAATTAGGTTCGGATTATGCCACCGTTAAAGCCTCTATTTTTGATGATAAAGGGGTTTTAAGAGCAACAGGCTTTGCAAGGGAAGTTGTGGCTAAGTCGCCAATCAATAAATACGCTTTTCTTGAAAATTGCGAAACTTCCGCTATCGGTAGAGCCTTAGGCAACTTTGGTATTGGTATTGACGAGGCAGTATGCACAGCAGACGAGCTTATTCAGAAGTTATCTTATGAGGATAAACCCGAAAAGACGGACTTTGAAAAGACCGCCACAGCAGAAAAAAGAGCCAACACAATAGCCGTTAAAAAAGCTATTAACGAGGGCAAAGACGAACTTCCCGGCAGAACAGTAGAAAAGCTAAAAGACGACTTCACCAAGACACTTCAACACCTTGTTAACATCAAGTCTTGGAAAAACCTAAACAATACGCAAATAGACTTCATTAACAGGCTCTTAAAAGAACTGCACGATAAGGGCTATGATGACGAGTACGATAAACTTTCAACATTATACAACAAACTTCAGTCAGAAGAACTGGCAGATGAAATTCAATTCTAGGGGGCAAAATGATTAAGATTTTATGTAAATTACTTCAGAAATTAACGGTCAAAGGCACGATTATTTATGATCATAAAGGCAAGTTAGAAAAGATAAAATGGTAAGTTTATGGGGCGGTATCTTGTTGTTTGTATATTTCATGATAAATCTCCACCGCCCCACCTCAAAGGATTAACAATGTTTATT